TCGGTGCGGTTGCAGTGAAGGGCATCAAGGCGGCATTGGGTGAAGGAGCAAAACTTCAGCAGTCATACCTCGGTGGACTTGAGACTCTTTATGGTGATGCAGCGGCGTCTGTAAGAGAACACGCAAAAGCGGCTGCTGCGTATGGCATCTCAATGAATGATTACTCAGAACAAGCCGTGTCATTCGGGGCCGCGCTCAAGAGTGCTTATGGTGGCGATGTTGTAAAGGCAGCTCAAGCTGCTGACATGGCTATACAAGACATGGCAGACAACAGTGCCAAAATGGGAACCGATGTAAACTCACTTCAAATGGCTTATGCCGGTTTCAGCAAGCAAAATTATACCATGCTCGACAACCTCAAACTTGGTTATGGTGGCACAAAGTCAGAAATGGAGCGATTACTCGCAGACGCTGAAAAGCTGACGGGGGTCCATTACGATATTGATAATCTTGGAGATGTTTACAACGCTATCCATGCAATCCAGGGCGATCTCGGTCTGACTGGCGTGGCGGCAGACGAAGCAGCTACAACTTTCAGCGGATCATTTAACGCTATGAAGGCAGCGGCACAGAATTTCCTCGGATCTCTCGCCATCGGTGAGAACGTGGGCCCGGCTATGACCAATTTGATGACATCGGTCTCCACTTTCTTCTTCGGGAACTTCCTTCCAATGATAGGGACTTTAGTGTCCTCACTTCCAGCGGCTATCGGAGCATTTCTTCAGCAAGGGCTTCCGCTCCTGATTTCAAATATTACCTCGCTCCTGTCGAGCATAACAACATATATTACAGGGCTTGCGGATGGTTTGACAGGGCAGACGGTATCAACCTGGTTGGCAACAAATATTCCTAAGATAATCTCAGCGGGAGGAAAGCTTATTGGACAGCTTGCGACATCGTTCATCACCAACTTGCCGAAGATCGTGGCCGCAATAGGCCGCATCGGTCTCGCAATCATCACCGGCCTCGGCTCAGCTATATGGGGCAGAGTAACACAAGCGGCACAAGGAATAGTGCAGAGATTCATGGCTCCGATACAAGCACTGATCGGCAAGGTAAAAGCGGTAATCGACAGGATCAAGAGCTTCTTCCCGTTCAGCATCGGAAGAGTCATGAGCAATATCAAATTGCCACACTTCAGCATCTCGGGCAAGTTCGGCATCAATCCGCCTCAAGTCCCGAAGCTGTCGCTGTCGTGGTACGCAAAGGGCGGTATCATGGATAATCCGACACTGTTCGGCCTTGCGGGTGGAGAAGCCGGCCCTGAAGCAATCCTTCCACTCAATCCGTTCTGGAAGAAGATGGACGAGATTGCCAACAACGTGCAGGGCGGCGCTACATTCAATATTTATATAAACGGATCTGACAAAGACCCGAAAGCAATAGCAGAAGAGGTCAAGCGTGTTCTTATAAGAGAAACTAATCAGAGGAGGCTCGCATGGCAGTAATGCGAAACAGTATCACATTCGGCGGAGTCAATTCCGCCGATTATGGCATTTATATAGGCGGAGAGGGTGTGTTTAATGCACCTGAACGTGATGTCGAGATGGTGAGCATTCCGGGACGCAATGGCTCATTTGCGCTTGACAAGGGCAGATTTGAGAACATCACAGTGACCTATTCAGCGTTCAACTTTGAGCCGGATCTGGCTACCTTCAAAGCAAACCTTGACGCGTTCAGGAACGCTTTATGCGCTCAGGAGGGATATCAACGCTTAACAGACACATTCCATACTGACGAATACAGAATGGCCACGTTCATAAGCGGCCTTGATATAAAGCCTATCAATTACAATACGGCGGCAAAATTCGACATCGTATTTGACTGCAAGCCACAGCGGTTTTTGACGAGTGGCGAGACAAAGCGGTCAGTATCGAGTGGTTCCTCAATAACAAATCCGACACTTTTCCCGGCGAGCCCGCTTATTGAGTGCAAGGGACAAGGCACCATATATATCGGTGGAGTGCCGATAGTGGTGTCGTCTGTTCCAATCGGAGACATACTGCTGTCGAATGGGGCGCCATTCAGCAAGTCGAATATGACTGCGGCACAAACTGCGGAGATGGCAAAGATCACGCTTGATGTGAGCAATCTCAATACAGGCGACAATATCCATGTGAGCGAATCGAATATCACATACAGTGTTTCGCTTACCTCAGGCTTGACCTTTTCAGGTGTGGTAGTCGAACTTGAATCCGGGGAGAGCTGGTCGACAAAGTGCGCGATCTCAACACCTACGTCAGCATATTTCAGGACAACGGTACCGGCACAGAACTTCAAGAAGGGTACAGCGGCAACAAAGACATATCGATATACGCAGACTTGGACTGCTGAGAGCGGGTATGTTTCAAGCAGTAGGCCTATCGTTATACAGCTGAAATATGATGGTGCTAATACGATCACATTCAGTGCGACAACAGTCAGTAATGAGGCAACTTATACGTATGCCATCAGCGGAGCGATCGGACAGGTCAATGGCTATTCGACCATCATCGTAAATAATACGTTTTACATCGACCTTGAGATTGGTGAAGCGTACTTCAATAGCGGCTCAAGTTATACCAGCGCAAACTATGCCGTGCAGATCCCGCCGAAGCTGCCTACACTTCGACCGGGAACGAGTGTGATCACATACAGCAATACGATAACGAACTTCAAGATTACTCCGAGGTGGTGGAAGATATGATTCCAATTCTATATGACTCAAATGAATCTGCTTTCACATCGAATGGACTTTGCAGACTGCGGGACATCATATCGTGTACGGTAACAGAAGAACGCAACAACATTTACGAATGTGAGTTTCAATATCCTGTTTCGGGTGCAAATTACGACTTGATCAAGTGCGGTCGCATTATCGCAGTCATCCATGATGACACAGATGATATCCAGCCGTTCGACATCGTGTCTTACTCGAGACCGATTGACGGAGTGGTCACGTTCAGAGCGGTCCACATTTCCTACAGACAGAGCAAAATGACTGCAAGCGGAACGAATGTCAATTCACTTGCGAGTGCGTTCACGCTTCTCAAAAACGCTCAGCCTTCAAATCCATTCAACTATTGGACAAACAAAACGAGCACGGGCCTCTTTGCGGCTGCTGACGGTGTTCCTCGTTCGGTGCGTCAGATGCTTGGTGGTTCAGAGGGCTCGATACTTGACTGCTACGGTGGCGAGTATGAATGGGACAAGTGGACGGTCAAACTATGGGGCTCAAGAGGGCAGAACCTTAATTTGACAATAAGATATGGGCTCAACCTTATGAGCTACGATGAGGATGTTGATTATAGCGAGACATTCACATCGTGCATCCCGTACTGGGTCGGAGGCGATGACAATGCAGTCGTGAAAGGCAACGTGGTAAAGACCGGCGTTGTCTCTTTTGATGGTCGTGAGAACTGTGTCCCGCTCAATCTTACAGACAAGTTTCAGGACAAACCGACAGCGCAACAGCTTGAGACTCTTGCCGCGCAGCTCATGGACAGCAACAGGGTCTTTGCCGGCACACAGAGCATCAAGGTCGAGTTCACAAGGCTTCAGGACAGCCCGGAGTATGAAAGCTATGCGGAGCTGATGAAGTGTAGCCTGTGTGACTCCATCAATGTTGTGTTCCCGGCATATGACACTTCTGCAAGGTTCAAGATCGTCAAGACTGTGTACGATGTCCTTGAGGAACGCTTCACAGAAATGGAGCTCGGATCGCTATCGACAACACTCTCTCAGGCACTCGGATTAGGCAACAACAACGTCAGCGTATCCGACATGAAAGTTGTTCAGGCGGCGGCAGACGCACAGGGCTCTGCGAATATGGCGAACGGCATCCTTGCCGGTATGGAGGCGGCGGCACAACAAGCCGGCACAACACTCAACGGCATATATGCTACGGCAGAAGAGGCGAGTGACACACTTGCCGATATGAAAGAAGCAGCAGAAGAAGCTCACACAACTCTGACCGGCATCTATCAGGACGCGGCAGATGCAAAGTCATCAGCAACAGCAGCGGCTTCT